TAGAAGTAGTAGTTTAATAGGTCTAATTGGTGAACATCAGAGCTTTCAAAATCAACTGCTAAACTAGTAGTTGAAGAAGTAATACCTTTAGTACCATCTTCTGCAGTATCTAATGCGTTAGCTACTGTTGCGTTCCATAACAGCTTTTCAGTACAGCTGTGATGTGCTGCTGAAGGTGAGCCTGATACATGAAGAGCATCCTTATAAGGACGAACATAAGTAGTAAAACTAAAGTCAACAGGGTCGATAGAAGTATTGAAAATACGTTGACCACGCTTAGGAGCGCTACCTGCTTCATTTACTGTTACATTCTGAGTTGTGTTACCTTGAGAGAAGCTAAATCCGTCAAGAACGGGAATTTCCCAGGTATTTACGGAAGTTAAAGAACCACCGCCTGTTGCGCCGGAAGCACCTTTAGAGCCATCCCAAGAGGATCCTACAGAAGATACAATTAGCGTACAGTTTCTAGATAAACTAAGTGCCATAATAATTTCCTTTATAGCAAACTTACCAAAATTGGTAAGATTCTTTGCCTATAGATTAATTTCGACTATTATCTTATAATCTATTAGACAGTTATACCACTTGATATCTTACTTCAAGTGTTATTTCTCCCACCCCATAAGGAGCTAAAAGTCCCTCATCGGAAGTGATAGATTGAATTCTCATTTCTTGAGTAGTTTTACTAGTATCATAGGTTAATTGATTATTAGCGTCAATAACTGTTTCAACATCTACGAAAACTTTCTCAAGTTCATTAACAGGATCTTCGTCATGAACGTACATCCTTATTGTAATACCTAAAAATCCCCATTTGAAAGAATCTCCAGGTAAATATTCTCTGATTTCATTCCCAGCTGTAACACTTACATAAGGGAAGTCATTTACTTCATCCCAAAAGATTAGTTTATTAGTAACATTAGTATTAAGGTCTATATTATAATCGCCGGTACCATCTATATCTTTTAGTTTGGTTACAAGAGCATCTACGATTGCTCCTCTTGCTTTTCCTGCCATTACATTCTCCGTGTTTGAATATTAAACCTAGCATGTACATAAGTAGCTGCTACTTCTCTAATAGACTTATCAATTAAAAGTCTTGGGTCTCTATACTGGTTGCCTTGTCTATAGCCTCTTTCGAAGGTTTGATAAGGGTACTTCATATAAGTATAAAATGCTGTAAGTTGTCCTTCTCGTGTAAACTGTAAGTTAGTAACATTTACTGAGTTAGCAAATCTTCCTGTTCTATTAACTAAAGCAGGAGGTTTCATATTTCTAGCAACTTGAGTTCTAATTAAAGCATTAATTAAACCTTGAACATTTATTAAACTATTAAATTGACCTCTAGGGTCTTGTAGTCTAAATGCTGTAGGAGCTCTTTGAGCTATTCTTTCCTTTCTAGCTAATTTTCTATCGAGATTTTTAGCTGCTAATTTTAATTTACGTTCTTGGCTAGTATATACAGTGCTCTTTTTAACCTTTCTTTTCTTAGTCTTTTTAGTAACTCTAGTTTTAGCTTTAAAAGGTTTATATAATTCTCCATCAATAGCTCTATCTAGTAATTTATCTACATGATCTAAATAAGAAGGAGAACCCTTAATACTAGTAGGATCATATGAATTAGCTACAATATTAGGAATTTTTAATAATGCAGTATCCATAGCTTTGAAGCCATCTACTATTTCTTTTTTATGTGTTTTTGCTAAATGACTAAGTGCTCTACCAGTTATTAAGTTAAGAGCTTTAATTTCAACAGTAATTCTATGAGTAAAAGGTTTACCTTTATGTAAAAGAGAAATATTATTCTCTTTATCTACTTCTACATCTAATACTACTGGTTCAATAGTTTCATATAAACCTTGTTGATCTGCCCATTGTATTAATTTAGCACTAGATACTCCAGAAATAGAAGCTTTTGCTAAATTATCACTATTTTTTATATTACGCCAATCTTTTACAGCTCCAGAAGCTTCTATTTGTCTAAGAGTTAATTTATCTACAGCCATTACTCGTCTTTGAATTATTTCAGTTTTACTTATTAATTCTCTAAGTAATGGTTGTTTAGCTGTATCTTCTAAATTATCTAATAATTTATAAAGATATCCTAACATAATACCAATTTGGGTTACAAAGTTAGGAGCGTCCATATGTCCACGATCATAACCTTTATTAGCTACATCAGACATAGCATTTTTTACACCTCTCCAAGCTATATTAGCAGCATCTGGATCGGAATAAGAAACTTCACTAGGTGATAAGGTTTCTAGCTTAAGACCGGTTAATTGTTCAAATCTAATAACATCTTGAGTTAATTCATTTTCTGTATTAATAATCTTATTAGATTGAATACCTGCAGTAGAGTCTCTAAATTGGTCAGCAGTTAATCCTTGAATTAACAAGTATGCTCTAGCAGCTAAGTCATCAATTGAATTAATTTTTGCTAATTTACTAGCTCGAGCCATTAGTCAATATTCCTGTAAAGCTCCAGGATACGTTTTATATGTGGTGGGAAGTCTGAAGGAATTGAGGATCCAGCAACATTAGTAATATTTGCTGACCCTGGGATAGCTTTATTAGGAGTAGACTCTTTTTTCATATAGTATGTAATTAAGTCTAAGCAAGCTAATTTCAGATCGGAAGGAGTAGAAGAGTAACCACCTTTATATATAACTTTTACAGATTTAGTACCGTCTGTAAAATCTGTCCCTAAACGAGTGATAGCCTGAGAGTCTGAACTTACTTCATACTCTCGGTCACATGTCCAGAATTCTCCAGCAGCTTCACAAGTTGCTTGAGTTGTATAAGTAGTGTTACTACATGCACCAGTCCAGCGTTCAGACGTAAAAGTCCAACTATCGCTAGCTGCGTGCCCTGTAGTTGCTGCAAAAGTTACAGCGATGTCACCTTCTAAAGTTTGACTAGATCCAGTAATAGATACTGTTGTCTCTTTCCAATTTGTTCCTCCATCTCTTGACCATTTAAAAGTATTAGGAGTTCCTGTACCGTCAATTTGTACTTTATAACTACGACCTACTTCACCTGTTGACGTATTTGCGTTAAATCCAGTGATAGTTAAATCGTTCAATGTTCCAGAGAACGAGTCGTTATTTATACAAGCTGTTTCAGTAGCTGCTGAAGAAAGAGAGCACTGGGCAGTTCCAGAATCTAAGAGATGATAATTATCCGCATTTGCGAGATTATTTTCTACGGTAGTTTTATCGGTTGAAGCACTACCACGCTCCAATACCTGCACAACTTCCACGAGAGGAAGTTCCGAAGGATAAATTGTATTTTGTCCGTCTAATATATCAAAGTACTCTGTTTTTGTAGTAGAGTAGTTATCAATAAAAGTACGTCCGCAATAGGTTTTTACAAGCGAACTAACGTAGCCACGGAGAGTATTAATCTTCGCATCATTTGTAGTACTGGTAATATCAGCATATGCTTTATATTCACTAACAGAAACTAAATCAGCCATTATTATTATCTCAATTCGCTTGTAAAAACCGACTAGGCCGAAGCCTAGTCAGTTTCAACAGTATTAAATACTATTAGGATGCAGCATACTTAAGTAATGCCATTGAACCCTTAGTAGCTGAAGCGCCAGTTGTGTCCTTAGCAATAAAGCCAAATCTACGAGTAGCAACGATAGCCTTTTGTTGTGCAACTACATCTTCTGCAGTTTGAACAGTTAGGTTACGATGGTTACCAATAATATAGTTAGATGGATTAACTAAGATGCCTTGAGTCTTTCCAGCGCCTGCTGCTTCAAATGCATCAGAAACAATCATTGGAATACCCCAAAGCTTACCTAATTCACCTGTTAAGATTGTAGCCTTTTCACCATACTTATCAGAAGTAATAACGTTACTATCATCAACTAAACCATAGTAAGCTGCTTGAGACAAGAATAATACTAAGTCTGAAGGATTATGTCCCCAGGCTCCCATATTAGTACGAGCAGTATGTACATTAGCTGAAGTAATTGTAGCAGTTGTAGAACTTGAAGAAACTGCACCACCTGAATGACCACCCGCATATTCTTCTAATTCAGTGAAAGGAGCAGCAACACCAGTACCTAAAATAGAGGCATCGGAAGTACGCGCCATACGACGAGTAATTGCTTCACTTACAATATTAGCAACTGGGAGTAAAGTATCTTCTTCTTCTTCATAACCTACATATTCACGAGTAGCGAGCTTATAGGCTGTCAATGCAACATCTTTTAATAGGTGTTTCCTTACACTACCTGAAGAGGCATCTCTGAAAGCAGTACCGATTTCAGTACCATCATTAAAGTCATTTTGGTTAGTTGCGTCTACCCAAGTAGCATCTACACCAGTATCAGGGTTTGAAGGGAAGTGCATAATACGTGCGTTCATTTGAACAGTATTAAATACTGGTTCAACAACAACACGATTTTGCATTTCGGTGAACATATTGGAATTCCAAGTAGTTTCCCAATTTTGGTCATCAGAGTTAATACGGTTAGAAGAAGCCTTTTCAATAAGTTCCTTACCATAATCAAGTTCTTTGATGTCCTTACCTAAAATCTTAGCCGTAACGAAAGCTTGATTTAGCTCATCCTTACTCGGTCCTTCAGCTCCGCGCTCGGAGAAAGACATCTTAGACTTCTGCATAGCAGCCATCTCTTCCTTAGCAGCTTTAAGCTCTGTAGACATTTCATCTAAAGACTTAGCGTAATTATCGCTGTCAGCCTTAATGCGAGATTCTAACTCTTCAGTGACCTTTTCAGCCTGAGTCTTACCCACTTCTAATTCCGCCACCTTCTTTTCAGCTGCAATTTCAGCATCCTTCTCAGCGACTTCAGTTTTGTATGCTTCAACAGCACCCTGTGCAGTCTTAGCCATCATTTCCTGTAGTTCTTTTTGATCCATTTTT